CCAGCAGCAAGCGCACGATAACCAGCAGCAATGAGCGAACGAGAAGGTGTGCCCAAGCGATACTTGTGCTTGACGCGACCCTTGGTGTCTGTGTGCTCATTACGATAGATCGCATAGCCTTCGAAGCGAAGGTTGCTCACGATCTTGTGAGGGCTAGCAATATCGAAGCGAGCAGCAATCTGCTTAGCGGTGAGCTTTTCACCAGCAAGGAAAGCGTCAAGAACGCGCTGTGTCTGGGTCTTCGAAGCGGTAATAGCGGTAACGTTGGTCATTCTGTTTCTCCACGATAAAGTTGGTATTGCCGGACCTTCTCGTTGAGAAAGGCCTGGGATTCTTCAAGTGTTTCAAACAGTTCTACTAGATCTGGACCATTCCAGACAGCGAACCCCCTACCCCAACAATCAGTCCACAAAAACATTGCTTTCTCCTGATTTGTCAGCGTATTATTCATAATAGCGCATTATTGGATATTTGTCAACCGGAGATTTCAATCTTCTTGAAAATGTTCTCTTGCTAAGCTAGAGATGTACATATCTACTCGGTCGTAGAGCTCGTCTGCAATCTCTCTAAGGTCTTCTAGGAGAGAAGGAACAGCAGCCTTCTCTGTAACAGCAGACATTACAATCAATTCAATTCGCTCAGCCAATGCTGCAATTTCTGAAGGATTCATTTGCTTCTCCTGTTTTCATCACATTATTAATATACGACAGAAATTGAATTAAATCAACCGGTATTTTGGGTGGTTGACAAAGTTCTTTTTTCCTGTATAATAACATATGTAGATTAGAAATAGGAACACATGAATGAAGATCAAGGTCAAAGATCCTAAGTATGCTAAGCGTCATCTGTATGGTATCCACATTCCTGAAACGTATTTTATAGAAGGTGAACAGATCGACACTCCTAAGTGGGTTGGATATCCCGCTATCACTCTTAAGGTAGGTTCTGCTATCCGTATCATTGAGAAGCAAAACATTATCGAGATTGATAATACAGCATTTGCAGTATCTTTGTCAACTCCTAAAAAGACTAAGACCATTGAGGTCAAAGGATCTAAGGGAGATCTGTATCAAGTGACTCTCGGAGAAAAATACGATTCATGCACTTGTCATGCCTTCATGTTCCGCAAATACTGCAAACATATCAAAGAAGCAAAGGTTGCATAAATAAAAATATGATGATTGCTTTAAGGATATCGTATGACTGATGAAAAATATAAAATTATACCAAAATGTAAAGGTGGGAAGCATTCTTATTTTTCTGCATCAGGGCGTTGGCTTCCCTGCTGCAGTTTTCCTGATGAAGGAAAAATCTTAGAAGAATCTATTTTTTCTAAAGATGAATTTTTATTAAAAAATAATACTGATTTAAATTTTCATGAAAAAGATATTTTCAATTTATGGCTTGATAAAATTGAAGATGATTATGATTCTTCTTTATACATGTGTAAATTTAGGTGTTCCGGCAAATCCCATGAATTACAAGAAAAAACAAAAGATATGAGTTGGGTTATGGAACCCAGTATTCAAATCACTAGGTCGATAGATTTGCATGATTTTTTAGAAAAAAATGAGATTGAAGATGAGTAATAAATCTGAAGAAATTATAACAATTGATTTAGAAATAACTAATAGATGTAGGCTTGCTTGTCTTAAATGTATAAGGACACAGCTAGGAAAATCTATGAAAATAAAAGATATGGATATTTCTGATTTTCGTAAAATTGCTGAGTCAGGAAAATGGAATAGAATATTTTTTGGCGGAACTTATGGCGATTGCATATACCATCCATACTTTCATGAAATTATAAAAATTGCTAAAGAAAACAAAATGAGAGTAACTATTCATACTAATGGTTCTGGCAAAAGTATTAAATGGTGGGAAGAAATAATTCAACTGTTAGATCCTTATAAGGATGAATTGAATTTTGCAATGGATGGATTTGAAGAAACTGTAGGTGAATATAGAGTAAATTTTAAACAAAAAGACTTTCATAAAAATATAGAAATTTTATCTTTGGCTAAAAATAAATATGGTGTGCGTGCTGTGTGGACATTCATTCCTATGAATTTTAATGAACATCAAATTAAAAAAGCAGGTGAATTAGCAATATCACATAATATTATTTTTACAGTAAAAAAGAGCAATAGGTGGTGGACAACTAAAGATCCTCATATACCTAAAAATTTAAATTTAATATCTGAACATTCTAAAGTATTTCATACTACAGAAGATAGAAAAATGATGAAAGTTAATTAACAAAAAAGGGGCGCCAAAGCGCCCCTTAAGTGTTTTAGTACGTTTCTTCTTAGAGAAGGTTGTTAACAAGAACACGACGATAGTAGACGTTTGTATCTTCTTCAATTGTTGAAGTTGAGTCTGCTACTGTTGCACCCTTTGCGAATGGATTTGGTGCCATTCCGTAACGTGTCTTGAACCCAATCTTTGGCTGGAATGTGTCTTGACCAACTGCACGAACCATCTGAAGAGGAACGTATGGGCAGTAGAATAGACCAGCGTCAAATGCGTTAGATCCCTTATAACCAACAACCATGTAGTTGCCTGTTGTATATGGGTCGATGTAAACGCGGAAGCGACCATTTAGAACACCTGCGAAAGTGTTGCCTGTGTCGTCAACCTGGAGGTTGTTTGAGTTAAGAGCAGGAGTATAATCAAGAACACCAGCCATCTGAAGTGCAGAAGCAACGTCAGAAGAACAGATGATTACGTTACCCTTACCACGACGAGTGTCTTTAGCAATCTGGTTAGCTTCGCGTTCAATCTGGAACATAAGACCCTTGAACTTTTCTACTGACCAACGACCATTTGAGTCGGTGTCAAGATCGAAAATACCAGCAGTTGTTGTACCAGTGTTTGCACCGCGAACAGCAGTAACGTTGATTGTACGAACTACTTCACGATTGATTTCAGCAAGAATTTCTGACTGAAGAATGTTAGCAAGTTCTGTTTCAGCATCAAGACCATGAACTGCCTTAAGATCCTGTGCAAGTTCCATTGAGTATTCTGCCTTAAGGGCGCGTGACTTAGCAGTAACTGTCTGCTTGTCAATTGAGAATGCCATTTCAGCAAAAGCAACGTTTGAAGATGAACCATAAGCTTCAGACTGCTGAGTGTTTGCACCCATTCTGAAGTTGTAGGTGTTTGATGTTGCCATGTTGGATGTCTGTGCAGTTGTACCTGGAACAGTACCAATTGAACGGTTACCAACAGTTGATGCAGCAGTTGCACCTGGTGAAGAGAAGTGTGTGTTTGCTTCGTTATAAAGAGCTTCTGTTCCACCCTGTGAAGAGTAGTTAGCGCGCATTGCGAAGATAAGACCTGTTGGTCCTGTCATTGGCTGAACGCCGCAGATATCATAAGCAATGAGGTTAGGCATTGCACGACGAACTAGAGAAATAAGGATTGGATCGTAACCAGCTACTGAAGATCCACCTGCACCAGCGAAACCACCTGTTCCTGCTGCGTTGGTTGGTGATACTTCGAATAGTGACTGTGGGTTAAAGGAATTCTGTTCGCGAATTGCCTTTTCGGTATTTTCAAGAATAATGGCTGTAACATTACGCTTGTGTTTGTCGGTGATCTTTTCAAGATCAGCATGTTCAAGAACAGGCTTCCACTTTGCGATTAATTCTTCATTTAAGAAATTCATTTTTTTCTCCTTTGAGGTTTTATAATATTATTTATTAAAATTTATTTTTTAACTGAACGTGAAAGTGATTCTACATAGTGACGCATGTCTGGGTTTACATACGTTGCAGCTTCTGGTTCTTCTACTGATTCTGTTAATAGTTGATCGGGTGAAGTTTTAGATTCTGTCTTCTTAGAAAAATATGTTTCCTTGATGATAGAAGCCTTTTTGCGGAATTCTGTTGCATCAGAATAGTTTACTGCTTCGATTAACTTTGTAAACTTGTCTTTTTGTGTATCAGTCATGCTTTCAGATAGTTCGTCTGCTGTTGCAAGAACTTCTGCTTCTGCAAGCTGCTTTTGTAGTTCAATATTCTTTTCAGTTGTTTCATTGATCTGTGCTTCAAGGGCAGCAATTTCTTCTGCCATCTGTTCAACAACAGGTACATCATCTTCTGGAATATCAATATGATGTTCTTCGAATAGACCCTTAAGACCTGTTAGAAATGATTCCATGATTTCTGAACGAAGGTTAGATTCTACAGCAATTTTGTTTTCTTGTAGCCATTCTGCAACTGCATAGTTAATATATGCATCTACATTTTCTTCCATCTCAACTTGAATCTGTGAAAGTGATTCTTCAAG